AAAGAAAAATATCCAGACACTGCGATAAATAAGGCAGTATTTCCAGAAGCGTTATTTATCCAAGAAACAAAAAAGTGACTTCCGCCGGCAAGCAAAAAGTCACAAACAAAATTAATTGATAGGAGAATTATAGCATGAGAGTGGAAGTGGATTCAATGCAAAGAATTGTCTTAATTGATAATCATTCACCTTATGGATCACTGATTTTTGAAAAGGATGCTATTAATAATCATGTTGCTGTTTACCAAGATAGCGAAGATGAAGAAGTTAGAACAGTATTCGAGAGTTTAGATGAAAGTGCTTATTTTAATCAAGTTGAATTAATCGAAGGACTTCAAAAAGTTATTTCATTACTGAAAGAAGGGGAATAAATGAACGAGAACAGCGAAAATTTAAAAGAATTGTTTGATGGGATGTATAAGCTAAAAAGCAAATTAATTCAACCAAGATTTGACGCAGAAGTTGCCTATACAACGAAAAAAGGTCCAATGAATTTCCAATATGCAACTCTAAAAGCGATTGAAGAAGCAATTAGAAAAGCTGCACAAGAATCCGAAAGCGGAATTGATTTTCAACAAAATGTCGTCAATGAGAATAATGCGTTAAAAGTCACAACAATTATTACTCATGTTAGCGGTCAATATATCATTCATGGACCTTTTGAATTTCCAAACAGTGGCACCAATCCGCAAGGGCTAGGAAGCTTAACAACTTATGCAAGACGTTACTCTTTGTCTGCTGCTTTTGGAATTGCTGCAGATAAAGACGATGATGGCCAAACAGCAGCTGAAAAGAACAGCGATACTTCAAAAGTTGATTTGATTAGCGGTAAACAGTTAGCTACGTTAAACGATCATATCCGACAACTTTCTGAGTTATCGAATTCTGAACTTGACTATGTGCGGAATGAGCTAAGTAAAGAATTGAATGTAGATGTCAATGAAAATATGCCAGCTAGCATGTTCAAGAAAGCTATGGAAGTTCTGAAGCAATGGATACAACAATTCCAACCACAACCAGAAGAAAACATTACATGGGGGCAAAACTAATGACAAACGAATTAACAACAGAATTGCAGTTTAGTGTTGATTTTAAAGCCAGTGAAATTACCATTCAAAACGAAGTGCAGCTAGCTTCGATTGTCGACAGTGCTGTTGAACATTATTCAACAATGATTTTTACAGATGAGAATATTCCCGACGCAAAAAAAGCTAGAGCAGATTTGAAAAAAGTATCTGATTTACTAGAAAACCAACGAAAAAATATAAAAAAAGAATACAGTGAACCTTTAAAAAAATTCGAGGACAAAATAAAAAAATATACTGGTAAAATCAATCTAGTGCGCTCAAGCATCGATGAAAATATTAAGTCTTATGAAGAAACCGAACGCAATAAACGAAACGAAAAGCTTCAAGAAGTAATTGCTGAAATGTCTGAAAATTATGGTGTTGATATCAATGAATTTGAAATTTCGGATTCATGGTTAAATAAAACATCTTTCACTGCTAAAGGTGAATTAACCAAAAAAACTATTGAAGAGATCGCAACAGTAATGTATTCAGTAGCAAAGGAAAAAGAGCGTATCAAAAACGATAAGCTCATTGTTGAAAATTATGCTAAGGCAGTTGGTCTTGACTCGTTTTCTTGGGTCGCATTAATCGATAAAGGGTCTACTGCACCAGAACTGATAAAAGAAATTGATTCCGCCGTTGCTTTAAAAAAAGAACAAGAAGAACGTGAAAGAGCAAAAAGGGAACACGACGAAGCCATTGCTGCTTTGAAAACTGAAACAATCAACAATAAAACGGTTGACACTGCGACAGGTGAAATCATCACGGAAAAAGCGCCAAAAACCAGCAAAAAACAACAAGAGAAAACAGTTACGTTAAGACTAACAGCAGAGCATCAAAAGTTAGTTGCTCTAAACAATTTTATTATTAATAACGGGATTCAAGTGGAAGTGATTGAATGAACCTGAACAATGTTTATTCTGCTGTTATTAAGAGTTTGAAAAACAACTCAATAACAGCAGTAATAAACGAAGCAATAAATATTGAACGATTAAAAACCATGTATTTTGATTATACAGGGCCAAGAGAAGTTGAAATAAGATTTATTGATCCGAGAAAATTTAGTGTTGCCCAACGTCGATTTATCTTTGCAATGCTAGAGGATATATTCTCTTTCACAGGGCAAGAAACGGAAGTGTTAAAGGAAATGTTCTATCTCAGGTTTGAAGCGTTACAAGGCTATGAAATTAGCCTCAGAAACGACTCAACGAACACAATGGACGATGCAACCATTTTAGCGAACATTATCTTGAATTTCATCTTTGAAAATAATATTCCATTTCGCAATGGGTACGATATTTTACCTGCTAATCAGGAATATTACTTTTACAAATGCATCACTAACAGAGTTTGCTGCATATGTGGCAAAACTGGTGCAGACATTGACCATTTTGATAAAGCTCTAGGTCGGCGGAAAAGAAAAAGTGTGGACCACACAGAATACACTTACGCTGGTTTGTGCCGATGCCATCACACAGAAAAACACAACATTGGAATTACAGCATTTAAGAAAAAATATCATGTTAAAGGAATTAAATTAAATCAAGATACCATCAAGAAATTACACATTGGAGGGTAAACATGGCAGACAATAAAAAATATTACTATCTCAAACTCAAAGATAATTTTTTCGATAGTGATGAAATGATTGTGCTAGAAAGTATGCCCGATGGTTATATCTATTCCAATATCTTATTAAAACTTTATTTAAGAAGTTTGAAATATGAAGGGCGCCTAATGTTTAACGAAAGGATACCATTCAACTCAACAATGCTATCACAAGTGACGAGGCATAGCGTTGGAGATGTCGAAAAAGCAATACAGGTTTTTAGAGATTTAGAGCTCATTGAGGTTTTAGATAATGGAGCAATTTATATGTTAGATATCCAAAATTTTATTGGAAAATCTTCAACAGAAGCAGATAGAAAAAGGGATTATAGACAACAAATCAAGAAAGAAAAAGACAGTCTGTTGCTTAATGATGTGACAAATGTAACTACAAACGTCCGGACAAATGTCCAAAAAAAGGGTAACAAATGTCCGGACAAATCTACACCAGAGATAGAGATAGAGTTAGAGAAAGAGTTAGAGATAGAAAAAGAAGATTCAAAACCTTCTCGTAAATATTCTAACGAACATTTACGCCTTGCTGAAAAGTTAAAAAATAATTTAATCAATGATTTTCCAAGTGAAATGAAAAGAGCCAATATTGAAAAGTGGGCTGATACGTTCAGGTTAATCGAAGAACGAGATCAACAGACTATTGCAGCAATTGACTATGTTCTTGATTGGTTACCTACAAATTCATTCTGGTTTGGAAACATTAGAAGTGCTTCCAAGCTAAGAACACAGTTTGAAAAACTAAAATTTGAAATCAAGAAGGAAAAAGAACGGGGCCAACAACGAACGACTTACCAACGTCAAAATGTTAGGACAGAAAATTTACCAGAATGGGCAAAAGAACCAAATAACCAGCAGGAAGAAAAGCTATCGCCAAAAGAGCAAGCGGAATTTGATAGACAAATAAAAGAGTACATGGAGGGGAAATAGTGAATGACAAAGTACCCAACACAAGAATCAAAAAACAAAAGAAAAGCCCATGTCTTATTTATGAGTACAGAGGCAATGAAGAATATTTATGAGCTAGGCTATCCCTTTGAATACTTCGAAGGTAGTTGCCAATTTGCGATTGAAACGCCTATAGGTGTCATTGATTACTTTGGAATAAATGGCACTTGGGTTGTCCGCAAAGGACAAGACCGAGGGAAAGGCATACGAAAATTGAAGCAGTACATTAAAAACAGAGTAGGTGATCACGTGGAAAAAGTAAAAGTAGTGAAATGCGCTGGGTATCTTGACAAAGACGGAAACATTACTAATCAAATTAAGCAGGCGATGCATTTTACAGACGATGAATTAGCAAATCTTGCTGCAGAAGTGGCAGGTGGGAAGGTCATAAACGTTGTAATTCCACCAGAAAAACCAAAACAATTACTTGACAAAGTGAGAGAAGAATCATTTCAAGAAAAACCTAAAAAGAAAACCAAGAGCAATCAGTCTTGGATGAACAAGAAATAATTTGTTGTTTTTACGGCGTAATTTAACGACAGTTAGATTTAATAATTAGTTTAGGATAATTAATCATAAATGATTTGAAACGCCTTAAATCGAAAAATAAAGCGGTGAAATTGTGAGGTAAAAAAGATGAAATTAACTAGTGTGACATTTAAGCCGTCGGCTGAACGGTTTCCGCCAATTGTGGCAATAGATTTAGACCAATTAACACCCAATGAGTACGTGACACTTAGAAATTTGGGGTATGACACGCAACTTTCTAAAATTACAAAAAGGACCTTTGAAGATTTGGAAGGCCATTTGGGAATTCGAGGAGACGTTGCAAAGAAAAATGGATTTTATGTATTAATCAAATAATCAGGAAGGAGTGGAGGTTTGGTCGACCACAAAGAATTCTTTACTCCTTTGAAATTATGAAAAGAATACTTGATGCCTGTTGTGGTAGCAGAATGTTTTGGTTTGATAAGCAAAACGAACAAGTTTTGTTTATGGACAACAGAGAACATTACGAAAAATTAGACAGTGGGCATGTTATCGATGTTAATCCTAATCTAGTTGCAGATTTTAGAAAGATGCCTTTTGAAGATAACTCGTTTTATCATGTTGTATTTGATCCTCCGCATTTATTGAGGTGTGGTAATAACAGCTGGTTGGCCAAAAAATATGGCAAGCTAAACGAGAAAACTTGGAAAGAAGATATACAAAAAGGTTTTCATGAGTGTATGAGGGTTTTGAAGCCCAATGGGACGTTAGTTTTTAAATGGAACGAGGAACAAATCAAGTTATCTGAAATATTAAGCACAATTGATTGTGAGCCATTGTACGGCAATAAAAGAGCAAAAACACATTGGTTAGTATTTATGAAAGCGAGTGAATAAGATGAATGAGCAAATAAATTTGCTTGAGTTAGATAATGATAAACTTTGGCAATTTTATGGGCATTATTGTAATGACGATTGGTCCGCTAAGACAGAGACCGTGAATGGTGATGATGATATAGTGCTAGGTTTTAGAGTTAAACTAACGAAAAATGAACTGAAAAAAATATGCAGAAATGCCATTGAAATAAGCAGAATTAA